AATACACAACAAGGAAATCGAAATGTCTCTTCCGCATCCCACTAGCCCCAAGTTCCCTGCAGCATTGAAAGCAGCTCGCGAAGCTAAGGGGCTCTCTTACACCGAGGTGGCCAAGGCCATCGGCATCAACCCAGCGATGCCTTCCCGATACGAGAACGCCGAGCATTCGTGCTTTTGTGCACCTCGTGAGTCCACCTGGGAGAAACTCGACGCACTTCTCTTTGGTAGCGGAGTGGGCTTGCAGAAAGGCAAAAATGCGCAGATTGGAGACGTCTCGCTTGCTGAAGCCACCGTTGAGCAGATCATCCAAGAACTCAAGGCTCGCGGCGCCAGCTCGGTAACGATCAACTACTGATGCGAGAGAGGACGGGCAGGACGCCTATTGCTACATCCCTGCCCGTTCAAACGCCAACGGCTCCAGCTCCTTAAGCTGGTCCAGCGTCAGCGGCTTGAAGTTCTTGTCCAACTGGAGCGCGGCGAAACGCTCGGCAGTCAGTCCGCCATCGCGAAACAGCTTGCCGCGCACCGGCCCCAGCGCGGCGTCTTGGAAAGCCGCTGGCTGAGTTTTGAGCCACTGGTAGTAGCTGAGGCTGGCTGAGACCTGTCCGCCGCCATCCGCGTCCACGGCTGCCCTTGTGGCCCCTTGACCGAACAGCGCCGACAACCTGGTGATCGGCGTGATGGTGGTTCGGCAGTGGATGTGGAACGGGGGCACTGGCCCCTTGCCCATCTCGTATTCGCGGCCGTCCAGGCTCCTGCACTGCACGCTGGTTTTTCGGTCCAGGGTGGCGACGATCCGATAGCCCGGCACCACCTCGGCATTAGCCTTGAGCGTTTCCATACGCGCCGTTGTGGCTACATGCTGGACTGCGGTCTGGACGACTGCCCGGGCGGTTCGGTTCGTGACCGCCAGCACGCCGTCTGTGAAATTCTGCGCGGCGGTGCCGCGTATGGCCTGGGTTATCTCGGCGTTGGTCTGGCCCTGCACGACGCCCATCCGGATAGCGTTGGTTACCCGGTCCGACTCGGTGCGGGTCCAGCCGCTCAGGAAGGGGTTCAGCAGCTTTCCGCCGTCTACGCCAGCCACCTGCAGGGGCTGCGTGTTGATCGCCGCCCTGAGCAGCGAGTCTGCCGGCATGACCGCATCGATCAGCAGCGCCTTGGCCAGACTGCGGCCCTCGAACGCTGCCTCGTACTGCGCGATGTCCACCAGATCGGACTGCATCCGGTCGCTAAAGGCCTTGTAGATATCGAGCAACTTGCCCCCTACCCGCCCCAGGAACTCTTCCAGCCGGCTCCGGCCGTAGGTGGTCAGCTCCCTGCGGGTGAGCTGGTCGCGGATATGGCTGTCAGCCCGGCGCAGGTAGCTCTCGAACTTCTTGACCTCGCCCGCCTTGAGACGCTCAAGCAGTACCGAGTGACGGCTTACCTGCTCCAGCAGCTTCTCGTCCGCCGTTTGCTCCGGTTTCATCGCCATCGTCATTGTCCAAGTTGACGCCGCCCGCGCCGTGGTCGTCGCCGATCAGCACGGCCTCTTCGTCGTATGGGTGCTCGGGCAGCTTGCCAGTGATGAGGTACTGCCAGTAGGTCTCGGCGCTGATGGTGCCGGCCATGACGCTCTTCTGCAGCTCGGCCAGCACCTGGGCATCGACCTCAGGGATTACGAACTCAGGCTTGACCGTGAAGACAACCTCGTCAGGGTTGAAGCCGGTCCACTCTGCGGCGTATCGCAGGGCCTGCTCGATGGCCTCAGCCGCAGTGATGACGATGCTGTGCAGCGTGGCGTGCTGGTCGTTCTGGCGCGTTTTGCGGGCCTCGCCCGATTCCGTGCCGGACACGTCCATGACCTTGGCGCCCGCCTCGAGAGCCGCATTCTTCTGATCTTCCATAGCCGTGCGGACAGCTTCGATTCCGGCGCCCTGGAACTCCAGATAGCCGCATTGACCGTTCGGCCCGAGATCCCAGGCTGCGGAAGGACCCGTCACGCTTAGCTCCACGCTCTCGTCCAAGCCGGACACCCACGGCTGGGGGTGGCTGGTCTGATGCAGCGCGGTGAAGTAGTCGGCGCTGAGCTGATAGGACTTGAGCGCGGCCCGGGCCATGGTCAGTAGCGGGATCTCGTCGACGTCCGGCGAGTTGTCGGTGGAGCCGCAGTAGATGACCGGGATGTAGCCCAGACCACGCACCAGGTTGTTGCTGCCGTCGACAGTGCCCAGCGGGCGGTCGTCCTCGATCAGCTCGCCGGCCTTGTTGCGCACGCCCGTGCGGCAGACCGCACCGTCCATATAGAACTCTCGGTAGACCGTCTCGCATTCGTGGCTGTAGCGATCTTGCTCCTTGCGCCTGAACTCACGGAACACGGACAACACCAGGTCCTGACGGCCACCTTGGTCGGCAGTGTCCCAGTTGATGGCATTGCGCACCGCGTAGGTGGCGAAGTACGGCTGGCCCGTATCATCGATGTTCACCACCAGCGGTACCCGGCCATGAGAGATGGCCTGGCGCACGATCCGGAGGAACAGTTGTGTCAGGCCAAAGCCATCAGCCGTGGCGTTGTCCTCCAGCCCTTTCAGCCCCGAGGGAAGCTTCACCTCGGGTATCAGCCGAGAGACCAGGCCCATCATCGAGCGCAGCGAATCCCGCACCCAGTGCTCGTACTGGGCCCGGTCGGTGTAATTCCGGTAAAGGTAGGCATTGCCCGCGCCGTCCAGCTTCTCAGCCTCGGTCATGCCGCTCGGCTTGGGCAGGTTGCGCGGGCTGCGCTTGATAGCGCCCTCGCCTTCTAGGGCGTCGTCCATCATCCGCCACTCTTCAATGTGAGCGTCGTAGTCTGGGTTGGTTGATTGAACAGGCATTACGCCAAACCTCCGATGCGGCGAGTGCCGGCGGACTGAGTCTTGATCGGGAACCGCTTGGCGATGAAGTAGCCGGCGGCGTCGTTCATGTGGTCGTGCCCCTTCTTGGGGTCCTTGTCCGGCTCGCCCTTGTCGGTGTACGTCTGCCGCTCCAGGCACTGGGTGAGCTGCGGGCACTGGTCAATGTTGACCTTCATGCGCCGCTCTCCGTAGGTGTTGAGGAACATGGCGTTGACCGCGTTGATACGGTCCTTCACGGCGGGGTTCTGCGAGTCGACCACGACGGTGAAACCCGCCTTCTTGAGCAGCGACAGATCCGACTCGCTGGCGTTCTTGCTGCTGGTGTTCTGGCCGCTGGCGTCCGGGTACACGGAAACGCTGTGACCAGAGAATCGAACCTTGATTTTCTCGATCATCTCCGGCGTGTCGCGCACTGAATGGAACTCATCCAGCGCCATCGGCAAGCCGTCACGGACCACATACACGACGGCGGCCATCTTCATGACGTTGAAGTCCATGCCGATGTGTATGGCCTCGCCTGGCTTGATCCGCTCGCTCGTGCGGCACTCCGCGCGGTCGAAGGTGTAGTAGACGACCCCGGCATAGTTCTCGAACCCGGCCTCGTATTCCTGGCGGAACGTGCGGGGGTCCATCTTGCGCCGGGCGGCGTCCAGCTCATCAGCCGGGACGTTGCCACCCTGCAATGAGGTGTATTGCCAGCTCTTATGGTCGGGCTCCCCGCCCGGCTGCCCGTCGCGGTAGGTGTCGTAGCAGTGGTTGAAGCCCTTCGGGGTGCCGATCCGCAGCGCATGCCCGCCTTTGCGCGACTCACCGGTCTGCGGAATCGTGTACTTGCAGGTCGAAAGCATCGGCCGCAGCACTTCCTCCCAGGCCGCCCACGGGCAGTCTGCCCACTCATCCACAAGGACGAAAAACAGGCCAGAGCCCCGCAGGTTGTCGTAGTTGTCCAGACCGACCACACGCATGATGTGACCGGACTTGAGGGTGATCGAGCACTCGGTCTCGTTCGGCCGGGCTGCGCGCCATGCCTCAGGGATTGCCTGCTTCAATCGGCGCCAGAAAACCCGCTTAGCCTGCTTGAACGTCGGCGCGCCATACCAGATCTCATCCTCGACACTCACGCCCCACTCCGCAGCCAGCCTGGCCGCGCGGCGCATCTCGGCCTTGCCGAGGAAGGTCTTGCCGAACCGACGCCCGCATACCGCATCACGGAAGCGCGCCTGCGGCTGGAAGCCCCACACGTAGATGTTCGCCTGCTTCGGCGTCAGCTTCACCGGCGGGTCATAGGTACGGGGTAGTCGGGACACCTTCGTCTGGCTCCAGCTTGTACTCAGCAACAGCGTGCTGCTGGTCCGCCTGGGAGCCCAGGGGCTTGTCGGGTTCGAGCTTGCGATTGACGTACATGTCGCCGCACTCCTTGGCTGCCTGCTCGTACAGCTGGGCAGTCAACGCGAGGTTGCGCATGTTCTCGGCCTTCTCAGCCATTCGCCCAAGACCGCGCAGCCGGAAGGCCCGGTTGGCGATGGGGATCTCCGCTGTCTCCACGCGGAAGCGCTTGCGGGTGTCCTCGAACAGGGTTCGCCACTTGGCTGCCAGGTTGGCGCCAGCACGCTTGGTTGGGTCGTGCTGCTCCACCTGCTGGCGAGTGACATCGATGTCGAATTCTTGCTTGACGGCCTGTGAGACCTGGGTTGGCGTGTCGAAGCACGCCAAGGCCTGAACGATGAAGGCCTTCACATCGCTTTTCAGGGCTGCCATAGATTGGGTTCCGTCTCATGCCTGTCTCACATCAGGCCAACTTGAGCAGACAGGTTCCGCAGGCCCTCGAAATGTTGATCTTGGCCACCTCAGGCGGCCGGCTTGCAGCGTCGATCAGCTGCTGTACGTCGT